ATATAGATAATAGCTTTTGTAAAGATTGTTTTTCTTTAGGAACAAATAGAGTTCCATCTTTAAATATTATATGCTCCATAGTACATTCTCCTTTTTGTTCTTCAACAAATGGACTATTTTGATTAGAAGCATGTCTAATTTCTTTTTGTTTACCTTCTTTAGGATCAAACCACAACAAAGGAAATCTTCTTGTATGTCTTGAGGGTAAAGTATAAGTCAACGGTGCGTAATCGTGTGTAAGATAATAAAGTCTATCTTTTACTTCCCAAGTATCTTTTTGTACTTTAGGAGTTTCAACGATTTTTTCAACCGTTTCTACAGCTTTTGCTGCAGGTTTTTTGTTTGTTTTTTCCATAATATAATATAATATAATAATTAAAAAAGATCCTGCCGAAGCAGGACCTTATTATTGTTAAGAGCTATTTATAAAGTTGCTCCAGCTATTGTTTGTGCTGTAACTTTCATATTAGCAACAGGTGCATTAGCACCACCATCTAAACCACATTTTTCAATTGCTGAAATAACGTTGTTTATAATAATATCTCGTGTTAACACAGCAGCAGCACCATCGATGTATCCATCAGCAGCAACTGTTAAAGTGTGAGATAAAACCTCAGGTACGCTATCAGATGAAAAAACTACATCACTGTATTTTATCTCTACTGAAGTTGCGCTTGCAGATTTAACAGTGATAATACCTTCAACAGGTAATAACAATGATGAACCTTCGTTTGTTTCGTTTCTTGTAAATTTTATGTAAGCCATAATTTCTATATTTTAAATGTTAATAATTAAGATGTAAACAATACAAAATTGTTAGCAGCTTGTGTTACTAAACATCTTTCAGATAGATAATGTACTTCCATAGCATCAAGAGAAGAAGTATAAGCACCACCAACAGAACCAGTGATCCATGACTTCATTCTTCTATCATCAGTTTCAGAAGCTCTATATCTTACATGTAAGAAAGGACGTCTAATATTAGATCCTAACATTTGATCGTAAACTGTAGAAGTTCCAGCAGGAACTAACACACCTTTGATATTTGTAACCATACCTCTTGTAGAAGCATCGTTTAAATATTTCCAGTCAGTTTTATAGAAGTCATAAGAACCTCTTCTAAAACCAGAGAAACCAAAGTTAAGAGCCATTTCTGATTCATTATCAAATAAACCGTAAGATGCAGCAGCAGTAGAAGCAAAACCTCCACCAGCTTGAGCAGCAATCATATCATCAAAATCAAGAGCAGTAGCTCTGTCTAAGAATAACATGTTTTCTTCAATAGCACCTTGTAAATCTAGTTGTTGTAGTATTGCATCAAAGTCTCCTAATGCACCAGCTCCAGGAGCAGCAGCACCAGCAAATCCAGAATATACATTACCTCTAGCGTTTAGAGATGCGAATAAACCTTCAGTACCTGTACCATAGTTATTAGCAGCAGTGTTAACAGTAACACCAGAAGCAGCAGTAGCTTTTTCACCTTCAACCATAGCCATTTCAAGATAATCTTCATATCTTAATCTAGTTTCTGATTCAGCTTTCATATACCACAAATATCCAGATGTACCATCTTCAGTAGCAACCTCGATCCAACCGATCTGAGCAGTGTCAGAACCGTTTACGAAATATTTATCTTTAATGATAATTGGTCTATTGCTAAATTGAGTTACTTGAGGAGTAACAGAACCTATCATTCCTTCAGTACCTTTAGCAAAATCAGAACCGTAAACAAATACTTTTAAGTCTGAGTTACCTAATGCTCCAAAAGTAGCAGCAGTATAACAAACAGCAGTAAAAGTAAAAGTTCCAGGTGCTGGAGTAGCGTCGTTAGCAGCTGCAGTAACCAAACCTTTTAGTGTTAACCCAGAAGCTGGATCAAATACTACTATACTTTGGTTGATTCTTACAACTACTTCGTTAGGAGCAGCTCCAAGAGGCGTTTGCACAGTAAAAACTGTACCAGCCGCGTTGTCAACTTTGTCTACATTGTCATAACCAACATGTAATCTATTTTGTTCAGACCAAATTACTTGATCAGATGTCATTGGCATTTCAGCGCCAACCATTCTTAAGAAACCTGATAACGTTCTGTTACCAAATCTTTCTACTTCTTGCTCATAGAGCTCAGGTAGGTATTGTTGTGCAAAATCTGCAAAATTAGCTCCAGCTGCATCATTCCACTGTAAATAGTTAGTGGAAAGGATCGATTGATCTTGAGTAGGTGCTAATCCAGCGTTTGTTACATTGAATTGTCCCATTATATTGAGTTTTTATTTTTTTCTTATTTTTAATTTAGCACTATTTACTCCGCTAACCGCTTTTATTTTCATGCCACCTAAAAATACCGCATCTGGATCAGGAGATAATCTTGGTTCAGAATTAATGTTTTTAGATTTAGCAAACTCTGTTTTCACAGCGTCAGCTTTTCCTTGTTCATAAAAGTGACTAGCTATAGTGTCTATGTTTTGTGCCGCAAACAAAGATTTGTGGTAGTTACTTAAATCTGTAATTGCCCCATCTTCATTTAAGAACTTCTTAAGAAAATTTGCAATATCATTTTGATTTTTTGCTAACTCATTTGGATTACTAACTTGATATTTAACGTTTTTGTCTTTTAATTTAAAATCAAAACCTTTGAAATCTTCATTAAAAAACTGATTCGATCTATCAATAAAATCTTCACGAGTTTTATTTACCTTGTCTTGCTCACTATTGTATCGATTGAAAAAATCCATAGCTTTTTGTTGCTCTTGAGTAACGCCCGGTCTCAACTTGATCTCGTCGTAATATTTACTCTTAGTTTGCTCTAAAAAGTTTTTGGCCTTAGCAACCTCTTCCTTTATTGCAAGCTTTCGCTTACGTACAGTTTTTTCATCATCTTCTTCCTCATCATACGAAAATTCATCATTAAGTAAAAACTCAATTTCTTCATTATCTAAGTGAGGTTTAGATTGTTTATAAAATTCTTTTAATAAAGTAACATCGTCAGCTGATGAATAATCAGCATTTAACCTTACGTAGTCTTCAACTGTTCCACCTGTTTCTTCCATGAACGAAACTAGTTTTTCGATATTTTCTGGTAAAGGTTTCCCTGTTACTTTTTCATCTCTTATAGCTTCTTTTAATTCACTAGTAGCTTCTTTAACTTCTTCTTTAACTTCTTCTTCTTTTACTTCTACTATTGGCGAAACTATTTCTTCGGTGCTCCGTACTTCTTCAACCACTTCTTTGCTACTTGTCTCGTTTTTCTTTTCTTCGACAATAACATTGCTATCATTTGTGCTTTGTGTTTGAATGGCATCTTCTTTATTTTTATTTAAATCTATCTTAGCTACTTCAGTTTCTTTTACATCTGGCTTTTTAGATAAATCTATTTTGTTAGATTCTGGTTTATTATTGGATAATTTTTTAGGACGCTTTTTTATTTTAAAGTCACCCTCCTGTGGTATGTTTTCTTTATTTTCCATGATATGATATTATATAATAATTCGCCTAGTCATTAGGCATTTCAAAATTGGTTGGCAATGTGCCATCCTGTCTTTGTTGTATTAGTTGACTTTGTTGAGTTGCTTGTATTTTAGTTCTTTCATCTTTACGATCTTCTATGAAAGCTTCTTTGTCTCTCATTCCTTGAACTTCCATAGATTTCAACTCTTTGTCAAAACCGTACTGTAATTGTATTAATTGCTTTTTTAATTCAGTTTCGCTCTGCATTCTTTGTAATTCAAATTGAGATTTTCCTTGCTCTATTTGTAAAGTAGTTTGTGCTAAAGCTTGTTGTTTTTGAACTTCAGCCATAGCTGCTCTTTCAGAAGCTTGTGCATTTGCGTCAGCTTGAGCTTTTATATTAGCTAAATTATTTTGTTGATCTTTTTCAGCTTTTTGTTCTTGTTTAAGTTTTAATAACTTATTAGCTAGTTTTAGATTTTTTATTTCTCTAATTTCTATAGCGTCTGGTAAACTTATTGACTGCTGTTGTAGAGCTACTTGTATGTTTTGTTCAAGCGATGCTTTTGCTTCTTCATCTGGTTCAACCTCTAAATATATGCCAAAATCATGTAAATGAAGATTTTGTATTTCTTCTAATGTTTTAACATTGTATAAACTTATGCTATCTATTAAACTTTCTCTTAATAAATCAAACTGTATACTATCAGCAACTCTTAATGATATATTTTCACAAGCTCTTAATGTTAGAAACAAACTAGCATTTAATATATGTCTAGTTGCTACATTTGAATTAGCTGCAGCAAGTTTTTGTAAACCAACTAATGATTGCTTATCTGGCATTGTGCCATCTCTAGCTTCATTAAGTCCGGTTACATCTCTAATCATTTTTAAATAATACTCATACGTTGATATAAGAGAGTTTATTTTTTGTCCACCTGATGAGGTGTTTAGCTCTTGTATTGGAACTTTACCTTGGTTAATATCACCGTCTTGAGTCATTGATCTACCAACTATAGAACCTGTTTGAAAATACATGTTTAAGGCTTCTGCTGGATTATAATTAGTTCCATTACCTAAATCTACTTCAGCTAAACCATCTACGTCCATAAACACACCATCAGGAACTACTCTAGAAAGTACTTGCTGTAGTTTTAAAGAAGTTAATTGAATCATATCAGCAAAACCTATCATACGCTCTACAGTTGACTCTATACGACCTTTATACATATGAGGTGCAACTAATTGGTAGTTCATATTAACTTTAACAGTATTTGAGTAAGGTCTAGTCATATTCTCCGCTATCTTCCAGTCTAGCATTATATCGTGTCCTAATATCTTAGCTCCAGAATACAATACTTCTATTGACCTAGATACTTTATCAAAGTTATCGCTTGGTGGTGGGTTGAAAAAGTCAGGCTTTTCTAAAGCTTTTTCTAAACCGTTTTCAGTATATTTTATTTTATATACTTGATCCATATAAGTTTTATATTCAAAATATAATACTTGTACAGTGTTATTATTATCTTTACCTGTCCAGTTCCTAGTGTAATTAGTATTACCTGGAAATTTTTGTATTTGTTCTAATTGCTGAGTAGTTAACTCGGGAAACTCTTTCTTGAGCTCTGGTAAACTAATGTTTTTAACTTCGCCAACATAGTATATATCTTCAAAATTTGGATCTTCTGTGTAAGACCAAACCAAGTTAGCTGGATCAACATAGTCAACAACAATACCTTCTGATTTATTCCAAGAAGTTTTAACAGCTCCAATACCTAATACAACTAAATCTCTATTAAATCTAGATCTAGTTAAATCGTATTTGTTTTTAGCTAAAGTATTTTCTATTAATTCTTCTTCTGCTATTTCTATAGACTGCTTGTAGTCTAGCTGCATGTGTATCTCTAACTCTTCTTCTGTTTCTGGAGCTCCTGCAGGCGCTTCTTTTAAGTCTATACCTAGTTCTTGCTGCATTGTTTGAATAAACTCTCTAGCTTGAATATCTCTGTATATTTTATTTGCGTATTCAGTTCTTTTCTTTTGTGAAGCTGGATCTTGAGAAAAAGCTTTTATTTCGTACATCTTATCTGACATACCATTTACTACTATATCTACAAATTTAGGTATAACAGGAACTGGTTTCCAGTCTAAGTTTAAATAAGACAAATCACCATTAATAGATAGCTCGTCTTTATATTTCTGAACAGATTGCTCTCCTCTGGCATAAAGCCTTCTTTGGTGAAATATAGTGTAATTAAAAGAATATCTATTACCACCGACTCCTTGACTAAACCATTCACCTTCTATAGCTCTTGCTACTTGCAGACCATATTCTGCAGTCATTTTCTCTTCTTGTGGAATTACTTGATCTGGAAAAGAGCTTCTAGTATTAGTGTATATCATTTATTTATTAATTTTTGAAAGAAATCCATCGTTATTATACTTTTTTATTCCTAAATTTACTTTTTTTAACTTTCTGTCTGCTATTGGTTTATATTTATTTCTATTACAAGCCATGATAGCAAGTCCAGAACTAATAGATGCATCATGTTTTGTTCTATTGTTTATATTAAATTTTCCCCAGTCTTCTAATGTATCTTGATGATACATGTTTCCATATCCATTTTCATTTAAACCAACATAAGTATCAATGTAGGCTTCAATAGCTGCAGCGTGTGCTTGTTTAATATCTTCACTAGAATTAGGTATACCACCTATTTCTTTTTCTGTTGTAGAAAGCTTATTCCAAATTTTATCAGGACGATTCATTGAAAATCCTCTATAACCTCTACGTTTAAAATAATATAATAATCTTGGTTTGTTATTTTCACAAAGTAAAGGCATACCATAAAAAACACAAGCCATAAGTACATCTTCAAAGAATATTTCAGCTGTTTGTGGTCTTGATATATATTCTAAGAAAAAATGATTAGATGGCGCTTCGTCCATAGAAAACTTAGTTAATCCATGTAAAGCTCCTTTAGAACCTCTACCATCAACAGTTCCTGATATATCATAACTATCACAGCCGAAAGCGCCTATATGATCATTACCTGGATATTTAGTTCCATTTTTCATAATAACTTGATTTTGAAGTAATTTAGGCGGCACCCAACTAACCTTAAATCTACCATCTTTATTTGGCACAAATATTACTTTTGTATCTTTAACACCATTTAACCACTGAAAACTACCTTTAGTTATATTTGTTCTATTGTTAAAATCCTCGTTGTAATCTACTTGTTCATATATTTTAGTAAGATTAAAAAGACTTTGTTTAGTTTCATCTCTAAAAGCATGTTTTTCAGTTCTTGGAAACTGTCTATAATATTCGTTTAAACTGTCTTGATCAGACTTTAATCCTTCTACTTCATTTTCCCAGTGCTCAATAACTCCTGTTGTAATGTTAAAACCATCAACTCCTTTGACTGTATTTTTACCTCTAATGAAGACAGGTAGTCCATGAGTATCGATGAATCCCTCGTAGTTCCATTCCATAGGAACGAACAAGCTATAGAGTCCAGAAGATGTTTGTCCGTTTCTATTTCTTTTAGTAACGTCTGAAGCGTTATATAGTTTTTTGAAATTGTTTCCACCTTTATCTAAAGCATTTGAAGTTGAGCCCATCATGCATTTGCCTACGATTCTAGATCCTAGTCTTAATGTAGTTTTTGTAACTCTCCAGTTATTTAATATATTATCAGGTCTTTCCCACTTACCACTTTCATCATGAGCTAATAGCTTCAGCTTTTCACCATCATAAGAGTTATCACCTGTGTTTTTCCAATCAATAGTTGTGTCAAGCCCGTCTAATTCTCTTAATTGTTCATTGCTTTCAAGCTTCCTTCTAGTAAGCTTCGAAGCTGGAACTCTGTATGCAAGTTCTGTTTTAGGACGATCCATACCGTCCTGGATCGGTTTGAAGAAAAACGGATAGTTAACGGATATTGGTACGACTTTATCTGTAAACATTTTTTTAGCATCTGCTCCAGATTTAGAGAGTATACCAAATCGGGAGTCGCTAGATATTGTTGCTTGATTAACAAGTTCCGCTGAGGACATAAATGAAAATCCAGATCTTCTGTTTTTAAGGTAGCACATCCCGTAACATCTTGTATCTGCTTTACATGCTTCCCAAAATATAAAGAATAATCTATTTGCTTCTCTAAAATCTGGTGCTCCAACGTCGATTTTTGACCATTGTAGGTACATGTAATGAGTACCAGTAATATAAGTAGGAGTACCGTTATTATAGAAAAAGTAACCTTGTTCTCTTCTTTTAAATTCTTCATCAATGTAATCATACCACTTTTCTTTAAATTCAGCTGGATATTCCTCCCAGTCAAACCTACTTTTTATTCTTTTTAATTCTTTTGGATATTCTTCTCTTTGCCAGTATTGTTCCTTTTTTTCTTTACTTCGTTTAAACGGTTCATCTGTTGCTGGTAAAGCAATCCTGAGATTTTGTATTTCAATGATTTGTCCAATTTTTCCAGTTTTACTTATTACTATAAAATCATAATCAGAATTATAACCATAATCCCATTTTTTAAATCTA